CATTACCTTTCTTTTGGATTAATACAACATCATCTATTTGTATGCATGTAGCTACAAATCTTTTTACTAACGGATTGTTATTTAGTATCTCAGCATCTCTCTTTACGGATATCTCACACCTTTCTTTATCGTTAGTTACTTCAAAAGCCATAAAGTCACAGTCATTGGTTACTGTACATATGAAGAATATCGGAAGGAAGATCATAAGTTTTCTTCTGATATGTTTGTACTACAGATTTCTACAGCTTTGTCATTGACGTATTTTACTAGTATTTCACCTACAACGATGTATTGAGGATGTACAGTTACTATACCTTTGAGCTTATCGAAACGATGTTCATTGGCATTAGTGTACAAGGTGAATCTTTGGAAGTGCGTCATCTCGGGTGTAGGTTGGATACGGTACTCGGTAGTATCGTCCCACATGGGTTGCTCTGTATGTATCCAGTTAAGAGACCCTTTTTGACGATACTCAATCTCAGCACCATTAGCCCATGCGTGTATGTATTTAGCGTGTTTTCTCATGTTTTCCTCTTGGTTGTTGTCATATGGAGACGGTGATGAGGGTATCACTACAAGACCCCCACACACAAAACTCCCCACAGTTCACCTCTCGCAGTGTCATTGCAGTAGGTATTTGTGGTAGAAGTCTTGTGGTAGGTACTCAGGTTGGTCCATAGTGTACCCTTCTTGTGGTTATTCTGCCTTACCTATGGCTTCCCCTATCCAATACAGCCTCATCCTCAGCTTGAGTAACCTTGCTCTATTGATTACTTCTAGGAATTCTTCAGGAGGAAGTCTATGCAGGTAAGATAATGGTAGTGTAGTCATTAGAGGATCTCTACTTTCTGATCATAGATGCTTGTGACTTCTACAACTGTACCTTCAAGGTCACCTACAGAGACTGCATACTCGAGAGCTTCTTTGGTAGTTGCTGTCATGTATGCTGTCCTGTTTCCTTTGTTGTCTACACTATATGTGAGACTACATCCCAGCTCTTGTGCTGACTCTTTAAGGACATCCCATGGTTGTTCATTGGGATAGTTGTGGGTTGTGATACCGAACATCTCTGGACGGTGGGCTTGCAGTAATATAAACATATTGATCTCCTTTGAGTGATGTTTACTTGGAGAGGATTCTCCCCAAAGACATCCTTGGTATTAGCTAGTTATAGCTAACTAGTAGAATGTCTTCAGGTAGAGTACCTACTGGTTATAGAGTAGCAATAGCTACGCTATTACTTATGCTTCAACTACTTCATTGAACCATACATTACTATCCCAGCCTTGAGTAACACCAAAGTGTACTTTCTTACCTACAAGGTTACGAGCGATCTTATACTCTCTACGAGCATGTTCTACATCACGAGTAATAGACATCTTACGGATGATCTGTTGATCATCGATAGCATACCAGTAACGATTCTCTTTGTCTACAAAGACTGCTACTAATGTAGACGCAGTTGATGTGTAAGATGTTGTTGTGAGGTCACCTTTGATGGCGAATGTTGGTTTGATTGCTTGAGCTTCCATGATGTTTCCTTTTAGGTTAATGATAACTATCCTTGGTACTTACCCCAAGTGGTCTCACTTATACTCGTGAAGAGTGGTGATTAGTACGTTACTACCTCATAGTACATTGGATCGTACTCATTGAGGATCTTGATTGATGTTGTCTTACACATCAATGTCTTAGTGAGTCTATGGTAGACGTAATACATTACAGTACTCCTTGGTTGTGTTTGTCTTCAATGTTACGTAACAGATCAGCTACCTGCATACCAGCTAAGATAGCAGAAGCAAACAAGACAGCAATAGAGAGGATGCTATTGTTATCGTGTGTGTAGATCTGGTCTATACCCCATACAGCAGCATGAGACCACATCAATGCGGTGAGGATGTTAAAGACTGTGTACATGTGAATCTCCTTTGAGTTATGTACTAACAAGAGCAAGATCGCTCTCCATTGGGTTGTTACACCCAATAGGCAGAGATCTCAATACACCACAAGATCTTCAGCAGCCATTACTTCAGCAACCAAAGCAACAAGGTCAGCGGCATGACCACCCGACCAACGGTTAGCCAACAGCTCAACAATCAAAGCATGTTGAGACCAAGGCACAGCACCAGCAGCACCCATGTGCGGTTCAGCAACAAACCACAACAACGAACGAACGAACTCAGAATACTGTACACGATCAGCAGCATTGAGACGCCCCTCTTCCCGAGACCAATGGTCTATCGACCACCGACCATTGTCCACACTGTTGTAGGAACGACACAACCGATAGGACGACAGGCGAACAAACCACATGCCAACACGGAACGAGGCAGCAGTAGACCAACCCCAAGCAGCCCAAACAAGTTTAGCAAACATAACCAACTCCTTCAAAGCAGAGCAAGACGCTCTCGGAAGGCCCCAACACGGAGCCAACCGGGAAAGCCCTCAAGACTTACAAGTAGCCAACAAGAACAGATCAGTTGTAGACAAGTCACTAACAAACGAACCACGACCCCAAGCATTAATATAGTGACCACAACCAGTAGTGAATGACAAACCGAAACCACGACGAAGGCAAACAAACAAAAAGAAAGTACGCATAACAAACTCCAATACAGCGCTAAAAAAGAAAGCCGACAGCACCAGCGCCAAGGCACAGCCGACAGAGGGGAGAGGAAGAGCAACACAACCCGACCACGAGCAGCAACACCCCACACGAGACAAGGGGGGTCACACAACACAGAAGGGGGAGAACAATAAAACCTTAATCCTTTTTCACACACAAAGAAAGAAGAGCCTATAGGAAAACCTACAAAGAGACGTCCCCTAATAGAGAAACTATAACGAAATTATATGTCAACCACTTCAAACACCCAGAAGCTAGAGGCTTTAAGGGAACTAAAGCGTAGAGAAAAACTCGCAGAATACCAAAATAACTTTGAATTATTTGCGAAAGAGCAAATTAAGATTTTACCTAAAGACACACGTTTAGGATTCCAACCTTTTTCCTTTAATGAGGCTCAAAAGATAGCGAATGATGCTATTGAAAAGCAATTAAAAGAGACAGGAAAAGTTAGGGCAATTATTTTAAAAGCCCGACAGATGGGTCTTTCGACATTATCTACTGGTAGAGTATTCTGGAAGTCTTATTTTAATGCTTATAACAAGTCTGTTGTTATGGCTCATGATTCAGCAACTTCGGATGCTTTGTTTACTATGTCTAGGAATATTATTTCTAATATGCCTGATCAATTTACCCCAGTATTAAAGAAGTCTAATGCTAAAGAGATTATGTTTGAACATAATGAGTCTGGTTATAGACTGTATACTGCAGGATCCCCTGAAGCGGGTAGGGGTATTACTCCTACGATTGCACATCTTTCAGAAGTAGCTTTCTGGCTACATGATGAAAAAATTCTAGCGGGTTTATTTCAGGGTATTTCACAGGCTGATGGTACAGAGGTTATCCTTGAAAGTACAGCTAATGGTGTAGGGAACTCTTTTCACAGGTTATGGATAGATGCTGTAGCAGGTAAGAACGAGTATATACCTATATTCGTACCATGGTTTCTTATGTCTGAATACCGTAGGGCGGCTCCTGAGGGATTTGAAAGAACAGATGAAGAAGAAATATTAGTCACTAGGTATAACCTAGATGACGATCAGTTATACTGGAGGAGACTCAAGATAGCTGAAAGTGGTACAGATAAGTTTAAACAGGAGTATCCTTCTACACCTGAAGAAGCCTTTATTGTATCAGGCTCTAATGTATTTAATATTGAGAAGTTAGCTAAGTTAATTCCTCAACCTATATTAGCTCAGAGAGAATTTAACTTTGAGAGTATGATGATGGAAGATGCCCGACAGGGTTCCATTGAGATATTTAAATATCCTACTTTTGATCAATCTTTTGCTATTGCTGCTGATGTATCATTAGGAGTAGGTAAAGATCATTCTGCTGCAGTAGTAATGAATGCAGAAAGAGAAGTATGTGCCGTATATAGAAACAATATGATTGATCCAAGTAAGTTTGGGGATCTATTGTTTTACTTAGGCAGGTATTATAACAATGCCCTTATGGGTGTAGAGTCTAATAGTATGGGTATTGCTACCTTAAATAGACTAGCCCAAATGGGTTATGTTAACATGTATTATCAGACTAAAATGGCTAATGTGTCTAAGGAAGAAGGTTTAAGAATGGGGTGGAGAACTACCACTGCTTCTAAACCAGCTATTATTGGATTCTTAAAGAATGCTATTGAACAGGAAGAAATATGGATACCTTCAAGAATAATGATTGGGGAGTTAATGAATTATGTGGCTGATGACAATGGTAGGACAAATGCTATTGTTGGTCACAATGATGATACCGTTATCGCTCTTGCTATTGCTCTGGAAATGATCAGGACACATGGAGATAGATTAACAACGACTAACGTTCCCTTCACACAAAAGATGGGGAACTTTCAACAACTAGAAACAACTTGGCTTTAAATTAACAACAAAGGAATTAACATGGCTCAAATTAGATTAGGTTCATCTTACGTAAGCGATCCTTATGGATTATCTGCAGTAGTTACAGCTGCTGTTCCCGTAATCATCCCCTCAAGCGGCACTATTGCTACTGCTGGTGGTGTTACTTTAACTACTGCTCTTCCAACTACTTATTCAGGTGGTGCTTGGATGTATTTCCCAGCTACTGCTTTTGCTGGTACTGGTGTA